TGCGTGTTCAGCAACGCCACCCCGGAGCACACGAAGCCGGAATGCGCCGTGAAACTGACCAAGCACAAGGTCGGGCTTGCACAGTTTGAAAGCAACAGTGCCGGGGAATACTATGCGCGGGACGTGGAAGAGCTGATGCGGAAGCAGGGCGGGAAAACCAGCATCCGCCTCAAACGGTCGCTGGCGCGGAAAACCACCCGGATCGAGGTGGAAAGCGACTACATCCTGAAGCACTTTTACTTTCTGGACCGGTCGCTGTATAAGCCCGGGGACGAATATGGCATGATGATCCGGGAGTTATGCACATATGTGCGGAGCGGGAAGGTGCCGCATGACGATGCACCGGACGGGCTTGCGCAGCTGTCGGAAATGATCCGGACGATGGGCGGCGGAAAAGTCGAAATCATGAGAAGGCCGGTTTAATTTGATCAAAGATATTACAAAATGTAGTGTATAAAACACAAAAAGTGTTGACAAGGTATACTATGCATGGTAAGATTTGCATGAAGAACACTGTCCTGTTCCTTTAACGACCAAAGAAATTCGCGAGGGGCACAGATACAGCAGGGCAGTGGAAGACGCTGGATAGCGGAGAGCGGACCGTTATTCAGCGTCTTTTTATTTACATTCGCGAAGGGAGGAAACCGGTGTGGGAGAGCGCCAGAAGATCTATGACACAACTTTTCTGGATGGCATGAGCGCACTGGAATTCTCAAACCATCTCCATGGGCGCAGGCGAATCCTGAGCAGCGAGACGGAGATCACCGACGAGAATGTTATTCCGGTTCTTCTGAAAGCGCTGGAGGTTCATGAGATCAACCGCAGGGAAATCATTTTCCTGATGAACTATGAGCGCGGCATTCAGCCCGTGCTGGAGCGGACGAAGAACTATAACGCGGAGATCAACAACAAGATTGTGGTGAACCTGGCGAACGAAATCACCACGTTCAAGGAATCCGAGTTTGCCGGGGAACCGATCCAGTATGTCAGCCGGCGTGGAAACAAAGGCGTTGAGGATGATAGCCGGGAAATTCCGGAAAAGGTCGCTAAGATCAACGACATGATGCTTTCCGAGGGCAAGCAGACGCTGGACCTGGAACTGGCACACAAGATGTTCATCTGCGGCGTAGCCTACCGGCTGTGCTACTCGGACACGGAAAAGTACGACGAGTATCTGGATGAGGCGCCCTTTGAGATTGCCGTCCCGGACGTGGAAAACACGTTTGTTGTGCGGCAGAACAACGCGAAGAAAAACGTGCTGATGGGCGTCACGTACGTATTCCGGAACCCGCCGGACAAGTCCGTGGAATATACGGTTTACACCAAGAACGTGACCTACTGCATTGAGGGCGTCGGGCAGGAGCTGAAGATCAATCCGGCAAAAACGGTGCGGCACAACTTTGGTCAGGTGAGCCTGATTGAGTACCCCTGCAACCCGGACTACATGGGCGCGTTCGAACCGGTGATCCCGTTGCTGAATGCCATTTCCCTGACGTTCTCCAACCAGATGGACGGCCTGGAGCAGTTTATTCAGGCGCTGATGGTGTTCGACGGGGTGGATATCAGCCGGGAAGATTTTCTGGAACTGAAAGACCTCGGCGCAATCAAGCTTCCCAGTACGCAGGGAAACAGCGGCGGCAAGAAACTGTACTACCTGAACGAACAGCTTGATCAGACGCAGACGAATTCCCTGGTGAACAGCATGAAGCAGATCGTGCTGGAGATTGTGGGCATGCCCGGGCAGGGCAACGCCAGCACCGGGGACAGCAGCAACAACGGCGCGGTCATCATGCGCAACGGATGGTGGCACGCGGAAGGCAGGGCACTTCAGACACAGAACATGTGGAAGAAGGCGGAGACGGAGTTCCTGCGGACCGTGCTGAAAATCTGCGACGACGCGAACGTGCTGACCGGGCTGAAGATCAGCGACCTGGAGCCGAGGTTCTGGCGGCAGAGCTACGAAGACCTGCTGGTGAAGACCCAGTCCTTCAGTACCCTGCGGACGAGCGGTATGCCGGCGATCCAGGCGTTCAAGTTCAGCCACCTGAGCAAGGATCCGGAAAGCGACGCCATCGTGTACGACGATTACCAGCAGATGCTGGCGGACGAGTTGGACAGGCTCAACGGCGTTACGGACGGGCTTCCGCTGAATGAGAACGACACGGTCAATCCTTCCACGCAGGAAGGCGTGACAGCACAGGCCAACGCGGAAGGAAGCGGCGGAAGCTCCGGCGGTTCCGGCAAAAGCGAGGGCAAGTGGGCCATCTGCCCGGTCTGCGGCAAGCGCTTCCAGAAAAAGGAAGACAAGCAGATTTATGACTCCATCGCCTGCGCCAATAAGGCACGGCGGGATAACGGCATCGGCTTCAGGCGGTGACGGACATGACAGTAAACCTGTACGACGCGTGCGATAAGGCAATTTCCGCGATGAACCGGAACATTGTGGAAGACTTCGGGCGGCTGAAGATGGCAAAGTGGGACGAGGTGCACGTCATCCGGACGGTGGCTGCAGTCTACAGCACCAGCCGGAAGCGGGCACGGAAGCGGTATTACGAGGTCGCCTTTGAAGCATACCTGCTGATGATGAGCATCTGCGGGGAAGAGCCGAAAAAAGCCCATGCAATGGCGGAAAAAGCCATTACGGCGGACTGGATCGACGAGATTCTGGAGCAGACGGATTTCGTAACGCTGTACCGGTTCGACACGGAAACAGAGCGGAAGGCTTACCGGCGGGCGGAGGCTCTGGAGGTCACGGCAGACCGGAACCGCGAGATCGACAAGGCGATGAAGGAGTGGAGCCGGCAGATTGCGCAGTACGCCATCAACGTGACGGACTATGCGTCCCTGCAGGCGCTGAAGGACTACGGGGTCAAAGAGGTCGAGTGGGTTACACGCAAGGATGAGCGCGTGTGCCGCGAATGCAGGTCGCTGGACGGGGAGATTTTCCAGATCGACGACGTTCCGGCAAAACCGCATTACGGTTGCCGGTGCGCTCTGGTACCGGTAGGCAAGCGAGATTTCATACGGTGAAAACCGTTTGAGATAGATGTCCCAGAGAAGGGACGTAAAACATTTCGCAAACGCAGAGAGAACTGCGCAACAAACGCAAAACCATAGTGCAGAGAACGCACTGAAAAAAACGCAAAGGAGCAAGAGCAATGATTCGCAATCGGAACGGTTATTGGATGAGTCCCGGATTCCATGTGATGTTTGCCCCGGACGCCGGGGACGGCGGTGCGGCAGGCACAGGAGACGGCATGGCTGCGGGCGGGGAAGGAAACCCCGGCGAAGGAACGCCGGCAGAAGGCTCCGAAGGGGCCGGGAACGGTACTCCGGGAGAACAGAAGGACGATGGCTCTGCTGATTCCCTGAACGCCGAAATCGCCCGTCTGAAGGCTGAAATGGCAAAGCAGAAAGCAGCCATGGACAAGGCGGCTTCCGAAGCCAGCGCGGCAAAGAAGGCGCTGAAGGCGAAGATGACCCAGGAGGAAATCGACGCGGCGAACAAGCAGGAAGCGGACGAGAAGGCGGCACAGGAACTGGAGGAACTCCGCAGGGAGGTTGCCAAGGGAAAGACGGTTAAGTCCGTCATGGGCAAACTCGGACTGGACGAGGAGACTTCCGGGAAACTGGCGGAACATCTGTACGGAGCGGCGGACATCGACAACGCACTGCTGGAAATCCAGAAGGCGTGGCAGGCGAGGGAAAAGGCGCTTCGGCAGGAGTTCGGAAAGATTCCGCCTCCCGGAACAGGCGCGGACAGCAACAGCCCTGAAGCGGCTGCGGTGCGCAGGGCGCAGGAGTTCGGGAGACAGCGCAATGCCGTGAGCGAACAGGCACAGAAGGCTCTGAACGCCTATATTCGGTAAGACTGAAATCGGTCAGTCTGACCGATAGGAAATATATTCACTACTGTGAAAGGAGAGAAAGGTATGAATTTTGCGAAGACTGCTTATGCCGGAACGATTGAAATCCTGGCCAGCAATGATTTTCAGGCGATTCCCGTCAAGGTTGCCGCCCCCCAGACTGGCACCATTGTGAAAGCGGGCACTCCCCTGACTGCGGCCGGTGCTTCCACGACCGGTACCGGTGCCGTCGGCGTACTGCTGTACGACGTGGACACCGCCAAGAACCCGAACGGCGCTGCGGTTGTTCAGGGCATCATCGATGCCACCAAGGCGCAGGCCCACAGCGGCGTGACCTATGCCGAGGGTCTGTATACCGCGCTGCCCGGCATTGTGTTCCGGACCAACATTGGCGTACAGTCGTAATTTTTTCGGCCTCAGAAACTACAAAACGAGATGAGGCTATGACAGAAAATGATTAACGAAAGGAGATAACAACTATGCTGTTTGATGGACTGTTCAGTCCGGCGGCAATCGGAGCCAACTGGACCGAAGCTGCCAGCAATCGGATTCCATATCTGGGCGAAGGTCTGTTCCCCGCCCGCAAGCAGGCTGGCCTTGACCTGAAATGGATCAAGGGCAGCAAGGGCATTCCGGTATCCCTGATGCCCAGCGCCTTCGACGCGAAGGCTACCTTCCGCGACAGGATCGGCGTTGCCAAGGTGGAAACCGAAATGCCTTTCTTCCGTGAGGGCTTCAAAATCAAGGAGCGTGACCGGCAGGATATCCTCCGTGCCCAGAGCGCCAATGACCCCTATGTGAACGCCGCGATCAACCGCGTCTTCGATGATGCCAACGAGCTGATCGAGGGCGCCATGGTGGTTGGCGAGCGTGAACGGATGCAGCTGCTGTTCCCGGTGGCAGGCAATGTCGGCATCACGATCAAGGCGAACGGTGTGGACTACACCTACAACTACGACCCGGACGGCTCCTGGAAAGCCAGCAACTATTTTGAGCTGACCCAGACGCCCGACAAGTGGACGGATCACACCAATTCCGATCCCTTCGGCGACATTCAGGATGCCAAGGATGCCATCTCCGGCAGTACCGGAGCGGATCTGCGGATCGCCATCATGAACAAGGCGACCTTCAAGGAACTGCGCCTGAACAAGAACATTAAGGACCGTTACCTGTCCAAGTCCGGTGCCGCCTTCGGCTACCTGACCGACAGCGAGATCATCGCCATCCTGAAGGATACGGTGGATCTGGACGGCATCGTGCTCTACGACAAGCAGTTCCGCAACGAGAACAAGGTTGCGGCGAAGTTCGTCCCGGACGGATACGTCGCGCTGATTCCCGCCGGCACGCTGGGCGAAACCTGCTACGGCACCACGCCGGAAGAAGCCGACCTGATGGGCAAGGCTGTTGCGCAGGTGCAGATCGTCGAGTCCGGCATCGCCATCACCCAGGAAACCACGGTCAATCCCGTGAACGTGAATACGTTCGCTTCCGAGATCGTGCTTCCTTCCTACGAGCGGATGGACGATGTCGCCGTGCTGAAGGTCTTCTGATGACCTTTATTTCCCGGGCATGCGGGAGCGTGTGCCCGGGAAAGATTCCAGATGAAAGGAGTTCGACATGATCGCGACACACAACATCAAGGTGAACGGCCGGTGGGTGAAAGCCGGGGAGGAATACACCCTGGCGGAAAAGGCGAAAGCGGCTGAAAAGCCGGAACGCAAAGAAGAGAAGAAGCCGGAGGAGGCACCGAAGGCGGAAGCTCCCGCAAAGCCCGCATCCACGCGGCGCAAGAAAATCAGCGAATGAAAGGAGGACGGACAGAATGACCACGGAAAGGAAGATTTCGATGCTCCAGTCGATGCTTGGGCCGGAGGATGAGGAAGACAGTGGCGTTCTGGAAGTCTACCTGGAGATCGCACGGCAGAAGATTCTCAACCGCATGTATCAGTTTGGCACGGACGAGGAGTACGACGGGCTGGAAGTTCCGGACAGGTACATCTCGGTGCAGCTGAACATCAGCCTGTACCTGCTGAATAAACGCGGGGCGGAAGGCGAAATCCAGCACATTGAAAACGGGATCCACCGGAACTACGGTTCCTCGGATATCCCGGATGCGCTGCTGAAGGACGTCACACCGTTCTGCAAGGCGATCCGGTAAGGCGGTGACAGCGCATGAGACTGCTGAAACGGAACGTGACGGAGTTTGAGTATCTTCCGCTGACAGGCGAATTATCCGACCTGAATGAGGACGGGGACCATACAGGAGAATTCCACCCGGTGTACGGCGACCCGGTCACGTATAAGGGGAATATCTCCGCACCAAACGGGCAGACCCAGCAGCAGTTCTACGGAGAGGACATCCGGTACACGCACACGCTTTTAATGGATGATCCGAAAGCAGATATCCGCGAGCATGGACTGATCCGCTGGAGAGGGAACACCTACGATATTCAGGCGGTACGCCCGAGCCTGAACGTGCTGAGCGTGGCACTGCGCCAGCAGACGGGCATCGATCCGGAAAACGGGCCGGAAACGGACGGTGAGGAGCCGTGAGCCTTGTGCTGAAGAAGATCTATATTGATCTTTCGGAAAAGTCTGTTGAGAATGCTATCCGTCAGGTTCGCATTCTCAAGGACAACCTTCAGCCGGCCATGACGCAATTGGTACATTACCTTGCGGAGAGAGGCGTGGAGATCGCCAAGGCGAACCTGGTCTGGCTCCCGGCTTATTATACCGGCTCGCTGTACGAATCCATCACTTTTGTGCAGGACGAAAAAGGCGCAACCATTACAGCCGGGGAGGGACTCGGAAGCGCTGCGGAAGACGGATGCAGTTATGCATGGTTCGTTGAATACGGAACCGGAATATTCGGAGCGGATATCCACGAGCACGGATTTGCCGGGTGGAGCTACGTCAATCCAAATGACGGGAAATGGCACCACACATTCGGCATGCCGGCGCGGCCGTTCATGCATAACACGTACGAAGAACTGATTGAGGAAGCGAAGCGGAACGGCGGGAAGGTTCTTGCCGAATACCTGCAGAGCGTAAGCGGTTTAGCAAGGGGGTGAGGACGGCATGATTGACTATGAAGTGAAAATCTTCAACAGCGTTCATGAAGTTGCCGCCCCGCTGTGCGCAAAGAACCGGTTCCTCAGCACCCAGATTCTGAGCTACACCAACCTTCCGGCTGCATCGCTCTTTGAGATGGACAACCGGACTGTACGTGACCGGCAAAGCTCCACACCGATTGAAAACTACGGGAGGATTTCATACCAGCTGGACGTGGTGGCGAAGACAAAGGCAAAATGCCGGGAAATTTTCAAAGCCGCAGACGACCGGATGATCGCCCTGAACTTCAGCCGGACGAGCGCAACTTACGTGACGTATCCGGAAAACACGGACGTTGTCCGGTACGTCGCCCGGTATGAAGCGGAGGTTGACCGGGATGGGAACCTCTACAGAACCCCCTGAGCAGGGGCACAGAATTACAAAAGACGCATGATTGCGAGTTTGGATTTATTCCGCGCATTCATGCGTTTTTCAAACCAATTTTTGTGAAAGGAGAGCAAAGAACATGGCTGATCAGAAAGGTATTTCCACATACCAAACTTACCTGATGTACCGCACGACCACTTCCGGAACATTTACCAAGGTAATTGACATCACGTCCTTCCCGGATCTGATTCCTCCGAGAGACCGTATCGACATTACCTCGCTGAGTGACTACATGCGGGTTTACATCCAGGGTATCGGCGACACCTCCGAGTTCCAGTTCGGAGCGAACTACACGCCGGAGAACTACTCCTCCATCGTGGATCTGGAAGGACACCAGTATGAGTATGCTGTCTGGTTCGGCGCTTCCGGCAACGCCGGCAGCGAGGTTCCGGACGGTCACAACGGCACCTTCACCTGGACCGGCGAAATCTCTGCCGGTATCAGCGGCGGTGGCGTGAACGAGGCGGTCGGCATGACCATCAACTGTACGCCCAGTACGGTTGTTGTGTTCGCCGCAAGCGCCTGATGAATTCACCGGGGGAGGGGAACCTCCTCTCCCCCGTGAGTTTCCTGTAAAGGAGAAAACCCATGGCAAATAAAAAGATTGTGCCCGTAGACCGGGCGAGAAAGGAAGGCAAGCCAATGGCTGCGAACGAGAAGAAGGATTTCACCAAACTGGTCATCAAGGACAGGGAAGGCAACCGCTACACACTGGAGTTCAACGCCCGCGTGGTGAAGAACATGGAAAGACGGGGATTCAAAATCGATACCGATTATCCCCTGTCGATGATCGACGACCTGTTCCTGGGTGCGTTCCAGATGCACCACAAGGGCATTACGCCGGAACGGGCGAAGGAGATCTGGAAGTTCCAGAGGGGCAAGGATGAGCTGCTTGGCATTCTCACCAAGCTGTACATGAAGCCGCTGGAGGATCTGATGGCGGAAGATGAATCCGCCGGGGAAGAAGAAGGCAACCCTACCTGGGAGACGATCTGACGGAAAAACAGGCATCCGCGCAGACGTCCCCCCGTACGTATGGAGATATATTTGACGAACTTTTCCCGCATTATCTGCTGATGGGCATGACCCCGGAACAGTACTGGGACGGGGAAAGCTGGCTGAAACCGGCTTACCGCAAAGCGTATCAGATGCGGATTCATAACGAGGAGCGGACAGCCGACCTGCACAACTGGTATATGGGCCAGTACCTGATCAAGGCGCTGCAGGCGGTGCCGCTGCTCGTAGCCGGGCTGAACGTGAAGAGCGGAACGCAGCTGCCGGAATATCCGGCAAAGCCGTTCATGGTCGAAGCGGAAGAGCAGAAGAAGGAAGAAGTTCGCAAACGCAAAGAAGAAGACCAGCAGAAGCTTGCCATGGCGATGTTCCAGCAGTTCACGATGAAGTTCAACAAGAACATTCAGAAACGGCTGGACAGGGAAGCTAAGGCAAGCGGGACTGGGCAGTAAGAATACGGGCGCGTCAGCAAGGAGGACAAGACCATGGCCGAAGTCGGAGTACTTGAACTAGAAATAAAAGATAACGCAGGGGCGGCAGGCGAAGGTCTTAAAAAACTTGCTGGCGCGCTTTCTGATGTCAAAAAAGCGGTAGGCAGGGGCTTGGGACTCAGTACGGTTGCACAGCAAGTAACCGGAATGGCAAGCACAATCAACACGGCGCTTGGCACAAATACAACCGTTAAGAATCTTACAAGCCTTTTTAATTCGATATCAAGCTTCAGCAAAATCAAGAAGATTAACATAGATACAGATTCTCTGGAAAAATTCAAAAGCGCAATCAGCGGATTTTCCATCGGCAATGCCGGCACACAGATGAGAAGCCTGCAGCAGGCAATCAGCGGCAGTTGGGACTCCAGCGGCTTTACCGGTGCGGCAGGATCCATTGTTACCGCTGCCAATGCATTTGCCGAGAACGGAACGGCAGAAAAACTGACCACTGTCGCGAGTGCCATTTCGAAGTATTCCAAAGCATATAATGAGCTTCCATCAACGACTAAAAAGATGGAAAGTTTGATTAAGTCTTTGTCTTCCAATGTGCTGGGAGATGTTACAAGCAAGATATCCACGTCTGCAAAGAACGTTGTAAAACAAAGCGCGGATGGGATTGTGGATTACGCAAAAATCTCGCAGGAATGGGCAGACTGGAATTCACCGATTACGTTCAAGGAGCCGCGAGCGTCAGGGAGCGGGCGCGGACGGAGAAAGAAACAGGCGGAAGATCAATTGCCGGCTGCTCTGAGCACATCTGCAAACGAGGCTGTTATGCAGGTGCAGAGCAATTTGACAAAAGCCACAGACGCAACAAGACAATTTAATGTCCAGCTTTCAGAATCAAAAGATATTATCACAAGCATTGCTGTAAACAATTTTGACGATATGTACAAGCAGTTCTCGGAACTGTCGTACGAACTTGGGTGGTTTAAAAAAGAAACACTTCGTCTTGGAGAAGGTGACACAACATATTGGAATGCCATGCGCGAAGGCACAGAAAAAGTGCGTGAAAGCCTTGGCGAAATGAACAAATACCTGGAAAACAGCACAACGCTTGCAGACAGACTTGCAATGAGCGTTGGAAATATAACCCGTGGAACGTCAATTATCCCATATACCGGGGAAAACGAAAACAAAATTCTCGAAAAAGCAAGGGAATATGCAGAGTACACTCAGTTCCATGCACCTGTCCCGGACGAGCATATGCTTTCCACTTACGTGGATTACAGCGAACAATGGGCACCAAACTGGGCCAAAGCAGATGAAAGCATTTCAGTTGCAGAAGTTGCGACACAAGCTATTTCCGACAATCTTGGCACAATGAATTCGTATCTGGAAAACAGTGCGACGCTTGCCGAAAGAATTGCTATGTCGCTTGGAAATTTGTCTTCTGCCAGCACTCCGAATTCAATGTCGATTATTCCGTATACCGGAACGCAGGAATATGATATTCTTGGAAATTCAAAAAGGTATACGGAAGATGCTTATTTCAACCGGAGCACCGCGCCGGAAAACATGCTGTCAACCTGGGTCGATTACAGCGAACAGTTCAAAACAAACTGGGTTTACTTCTATTCTGATGTTGCAGAGGGATGGAGAAACGCATGGTCGCCGGACTGGATCATGGGTGGATGGGAAAACGTTCCGGATAGGCTGTCGCATTTGCTTATTGGCCCGGGGAACAATGTCCCGCTGCTTGGGGATGGGGGAGTTTCTCCTGAAAATATGCTGTCCACATGGGTTGACAGAAGCGATGTGTTCAGCACTGGATGGACGAACGGCAGCAATTTCAAACCTGATTTCGAAATGGTAGGGGACGCATATGCGACCATAACAAATGAAGCCGGGGAAGCTGAAGCAGTCAATGCACGGATAGTAGACGGAATCGCTGAGGCAAGTGCAGCGGAACTT